GCCCAAGGAGGCTGACTCCAAGAACCACCAGATAGTCGTTCTTGCTGTCGGACTTGCGACTGATTCCAACAAGCACGAAACAAATCGTCAGGATTATTAGACTGAATATCATTCATCTTTCTACTACCCCACAGATTTTATTTCTTCTCTTTTGCTTCTCGCTTCCGCCTCTGCTCTAATAGGTAATCTTCGTTCTTCTTGCGTTGCTCTGGGCTAATATTCCTCAATCTCTCTTGTTCTTCCTTAGACCTACGCAAAGGCTCTTCGTTCTTTCGTTTTGCTTCCGCCTCCTCCCGTTCCATCTCCTGTAAGTCCTCCAGTGTCATATCCTCACCCATACGCTCCTTCTCGGTCATAAACCGAAGGCTATTCAAACGCTTCCAAGTGTGAGGTGAAAAATCTGGCGGGTCGGGTGCGTCGTCGTCCAACTTGTAGTAGCGATACAGATGAACCATTCGCTCGTGTTCCTTCTCCGTAAAGTCCTTGCCTAATCGGTCGGCGTTAGACTGGCGAACCAAATCAAAAAACTCCTTGTATTTCTCTGGCTCTGGGTCGTCATATTTGCCGTCATCCTCGTCCTCTACTTCCACTTCCTCCTCCTCTGTGAAACGGTCAAACATATTAGCAATATCATACGCTCCTCGGTAGTTAATCGGTGGGACTGCCTCCTTGTCCCTTAGTGGCTGGTGTTGCGGTGCGTGTTTCTTCAGAAAATCATAGAACCGCTTAATCGCCTCCTCCACCGTAAGTAGTTTTTTGTGGCGTAGAAGGTCGTGTGTTGTTTTACTCATTTCGTTAATATCAAACCCATCCGTGATAGTAGAACTGCGAAACTTCTGTGTATTTAGAAAATCCTTAGTGAGTTCGCCGTCTTTCACTCGTTTGTCGCCCCTGGCTCGTTTGGGTGCGACTTTTGCATTGCGTTCATCTACTTTCCGTTGGAACTTCGCCTGAACTTCTGGATTAGTGGATTCTCGTCCCATCATAGCCTGTATAAATCCGGACTGCTGAGTTCCACCAGACATTTCCTTTTTCCAAAGAGCCTCCATTTATAACAGCGTAGAAATTAAATGGGTTTCGCATACCCCAGTATCTCCTTTCGTTTCTCCTTCAACTGTGTAAGACGGACGCTGAGTGTTCCAGCAACAACCCCCAAGAGATTATCAAGGGGTGCGTGTTCCACATCCTTCAACCCAGCCTTCGTAGCGATTTCAACCACCACCTGCTGGAGCATATACTGATATTTTACAATCGCTTTATAGACTTTGATAGGGTCGCTTGTTAGAAGTTCACTGGTTTCTTTCAAGACTGCCTCAAACGGTATAGTTGGTTTTAGACACGCCAATTCAATCATAAACGCACCCCACCACCCGCAGAATCCCTCCTTTCGTCCCAACATATTCTCAATCGTTTGGAATCCATACTTCTTCTCTGTTTGCATCAAATACATCTGCTTTCTCTCTTCTGACATATCCGATTTACGAATATCCATATTGTGGAGTTCTGCTTGGAGGCTTTTTACGGCATACGGAGAAGACATTTCACTTGGAACATACTCATACCCTAGTTTTGTAGCCAATCCGCCAAAAATCTTCTCCTGCTTCTCATACTGTGCTTTATAATCTCTAATGTCCTGTTTTCCGTGGGGGTCAATCAGATACACCTTCTTATCCACCGCACGAATCAGAACAAAGTTGGCGTGGAGTCCTTTTCCTTTCAGCCCCAAGTTAGTGTAGAACAAGAGTTGTGGTTCTCCTTTGGATAAGTGGAGGGAAACCTCGTCGTAGATTTTGTTTATGTTCTTCTTCTGGACGGCTTCGGTCGCATACTCGGTAATATTATAAACCCTAAGCATTGTCTTTGTAAAATCCTTGGTGTATTTGCTCCGATAATTCATAACCTTCGGGACATAATTAATGTCTTCGTAGTCAAAGTCCAAAATTGGAATCTTGTATTTCAGAATGAAGTAATACATAACCACCATCTCACCGGCGGTGGGAATACCACTCGTGCCTCTTCCCTCCCTTCCGCTAAGGACATCTGCGATAAGGTCATCAAAGTGAAGGTTTTTCATACCAAAATCCACCAACTTGTTAATCTCCTCCTGGAACTTCGTTCTGGGGTCGTCAAACTTCGCTAAAACAACCTCTTCCTTCTCGTCGCTGTCCTTCGGTAGGTCTTCAATCGGCACAACGGGTGGCGGAACGGGGGCAATCTGGGGACGCTTGCGAACAGGGGGTAGTTTAAAAAAGTCGGCTGGAATGGAAAAGGACTCGTCTTCTTGCTCTCGCTTTGCCTGTCGCTTCTCCCTTACCTCTGCACCTCTGGACTCGTTCCACTTCGTAAAGAGGTCGTCCAAATCGTAGGTGTCACCATAGTGAATCCCACCGTCCCAGTCGGGCTTGTGTGCGGGTGCGTTTGCGATTACATAATCGTAGAATTGTTCTACTTGTTGGCGGTGCGAGGTGTCGGGTAGTCGGGCTTTCTTCTTCTGAGCCAAATCGTGGGTCGTCTTCGTTAGTTTCTGAATCTTAAACCCTTGCTTATCCAGGTATTTAAACTTCTTCCTGTTTTCCACTGTATCTACATCTTGTCCCGCCTCTTGTGCCTTATCCCGTGCGAGCATTGCCCGAATAAACCCAGAGTTTCGTGTGCCTCCCACTTGTTCCATTCTATCCTTAGACAACAAATCGTTCAGACCCACATTCGCACCGCCTACATTCTTCCGTAAATCGTTGTCGTGGGAGGGGTTTCCATCTAAGTAGGAAAAAACTCTCGCAAACGCCCAGTTCTCCTTGGAAAGTTTCTTAGAAGCGGGAGCGGAAACATTCTTCATATACGACCCCTTCAGACGAACTGATTTCGCCACCCCTCCGCCTGGTGCGGTATAAGCCCCTATTCCTCTGTTATACACTTCTTGCAGGGTCTTCTCTGGAACACCTGTAATAGAAGCAAGTTCTGCAAGGCTATATCCCTTATCCTCCAGTTTCCACTTCTTTAATACATTCTCTCGGTGCGTTCCGCCCTCCAGCGGAATAATTATTTCGTTCTTTGTCCCACCAATCCCCAGATACTTGTTCGCCAACGCCCCTAAGTGCGTAATGCCTTGCGAAATCGCCAGAGTAGATTCGGGCAACTCCTTCGCCAACTCAGACAAATCCTGAAAGACAAACTGTTTCTCGGGTTCTCGGTAAAGTCCCTCGCTTTGTAGTAGATTGCTTACGAAGTCCTGACAATTGTTTTGTCCCAGTGCCGAATAGGCGAAGAACGCCGTTTCTCCCATACGCTGACGGGTCTTCTCAAACATTCCGTCAATTGTGATTTTCTGACCCTTTGGAATGGGAACTTCTTGTTCTTCTTGTCCTTCTACGGGTTCTACTCGTTCATTCACGCTTACCACTTCCAGTTTCTCCACACTTAACTGCTTCGGAATCTTTCTTCCTTTGCGGAGAGCCGTTTTCTCGTAGGCATTCTTCAGATACACAATCAGACTCAAATGAAAGAACTTGTCAAAACCGTATTTCTCCTTCAACTCCTCCCATTTACCAGCAGAAACTCCTTGTAAGGCTAAATCAATTGCGAAAGCAATCGGCACTCGGCGGATTGTCATACGGGTGATTTCATTCTTACCGTATTCCTCCAGTAGTTTCTTAGTGGTGGCTGAATAATCGGTAATACTAACGGCATTCTTCACATAACTGAATGCGTCAGATGCTTTATTGGCTACATAGTCATACGCCTTGGTGAAATAATCAAATAGACCTCGTCCTTCCAATTTAGCGTGAGTCCCTTCCAGTTCTCCAAAAATAAGGTGAATATTGTCATTCACTACTTTGGTGCGAAAAGTGCCTTTTTTAAAGCGTGTCGGAGGCATATAGCGAAAACGCCACCACTCACCCTCTTCCCGCACTTTACGGGGCTTTTTCTTGGTAATCTTCTTATAGTGTGCTTGTGCCTCCGCTAAGGGAACGGTGTTCTTTATTGCAACACTCTGGAGAGCATACATTTCTATATCTACAGAATATTTTTGCGTTCGGAATCTAAATAAAATCTACGGTAAAGATATAGAATGGAATCTGAATTGGAGGAACGAATGAAAGCGAAGGGTCTGGCGGAGTCCAGTATTAAACTGTATCTGCGGAACTTGCGTAAGTTAAATGGCGGACAACCACTAAAGAACCTGAACTTTCTGAAGAACCCCGCAACAATTAACGAGCAACTGGCGGATTACAAACCGAACACCGTCCGTAATTACATTATTTCTATCGTCAGCGTATTGGGACTGGATAAGGAAAAGCGAGGCAAGAAGAAACTCTACCAATCGTATGCCGACCAGTTGGTGGGACAGAATCGCACGCTGAAGGCGGAGGAGGCGAAGAACGAGAAGACTCCGACGCAGGAGGCGAACTGGATGACTTGGAAGGAGGTAGAAGAGAAATGGGAGGGCTTAAAGACACGAGTAGATGCGTTTCCTTCTAAGGTGAGCGAGTCGCAGTATAACACCCTTCTGGAGTTTATGGTGCTAAGTCTGTATGTGCTTCTACCGCCTCGCCGAAACGATTACCAGAATATGGAGATTGTAAAGGACGCACCAGAGGACGCAAGTAAGAACTACTTGGAACTGGAGAAGAACCGTTTTGTGTTCCGCAAGTTTAAGACGAGCAAACGAGAAGGTGAGGTGGTGATTGAGATTCCCGACAAACTCCACGCTGTAATTGACGCCTACCTGGAACACCACCCGCTTCTGAAGGGAAAGCACACCCTTCCCCAGCCGTTCTTGGTGTATGCAGACGGTCGCCCTTTGACTGCCCCTAACGCACTGACTCGTATTCTGAATAAAGTGTTTGGGAAGTCGGTGGGGAGCAGTCTGTTGCGTCATATCTATCTGGGAAAGTATGCAGGGGTTCGTGAGGAGATGAAAGAAGATGCGAAAATGATGAGCCACACTGTTGATACGCAACAGAACACCTATGTAAAGCAGTAGGGTGAGTAGGGTGAAAAATGGGGTAAAAACGAAAAGTAGTCTATACGAGACTCCAAATATGGAGGGTTCTTGAAACCGACCAATATTCCACCCTACTCACCCTGGTGCGTCCAATCATTCCGCAAGATTTCCTCCGGCATCTATAGAATGGCTCACTATAAAAAGGACTACGACTTTGGAACGCAGAAGCAAGAGGAACTATTGCCGAAACTGGAGGAGTTTTTTAAGGACAGTCTTACACCTACTACGGGACGATACGACGCCTATGACTACGAGGGGACAACAGCGTCCTATGAACTGAAGTCCCGCAACAACGCTTCTACCACTTACCCTACGACCTGTATCGGACAAGACAAGGTAAATCCGAATCACCCCAAGAAACAAGTGTATCTCTTTCATTTCACAGATGGGACATACTATATCCCTTACGACAAGGAGTTGTTTGATACATTTGAGGTGAAGCCGTTTCTGCGTTGGCGAGATGCGTGGAAGACCAAGGCGAAGGACTATCTATACATTCCAGTAGAAAATCTTATCCCTATTCAGTAATGGAGTTTATCTTCCAAGGCATTCGTATCACGCAAGAAGATGTGGAGAAGTGGTTTATGGGTCTTACGAAAGAGGAACAAGAATATATCACTAAGTAGATGTGGGGTTGGCTACAAGCGTTTTCATTCCGTCCCTCTGCAACGGTCATCCAACAGAAAGAAGAACCCGAGGTAAAGATGACAATCCTACCAAGAGATTCACGACAACCCTACCGTTTTTTAGAGTGGGCTAAAAATACACCTTCCGAACGCCCAGAAAATAAAGAGCGTAGTTAGAATGCTTGCCTGGCTAAAATCACTCTGGTTTCGTCCCACAGCGACTATAGCAACTTCCCCGCAAGAAGTGAAGGAAGAAGAACGCAAGAAGATTATCATACTACCAAGGGGCAGACATACCCTTAGTCCTTACAAGGTGCTGGACTGGTGGAATCAGCCACCGCAGTTAGACCCGCTCCCACCTTTTCCTCCAAAGGAGTAGATGGAGCAAGAACTGCCGAGAAAACCGACACCCGTCTTTTTCCCAACGAATACGGTTCAGAACCCGACAAAGTTTAATTTAGATGACAGCAGTGAGAAGACGGACACGGTCTATGAGTGGAGCGAGCAGGAGGAGTTTCTTCTTGCGTTATGGAGCGACCGTTCCCTCTGCTATAAACTAATGACGGAGAGAGCCAGTCGCAAGTTCCACAAGGAGCATTTGTTTTTTAGCATTCCTGTGATTATCCTTAGCACTCTGTGCGGGTCAGCCAATCTTGCCGTTCAGAGTTATGTCCCTGTTGCTTACCAGAGTGTAGCCTCTATGGCGATTGGAATAACAAACCTTGGTGTGGGTGTGATTACCACCCTTGCAAACTTTATGCGTTCCTCTGAGAAGTGTGAATCGCACCGCAACTCTTCTACCAGTTGGGGAAAACTCCACCGCCTTATCTACACTGAATTATCCTTAGAACGAAACAAGAGAAAACCAGTAAAGGACTTTATGCGACAAGCAAAGAATGAGTATGACCGTATCTTAGACCAGTCGCCTGTTATTCCTGGGTCTATTATGCGACCGTTTGTAGAAGACATAAAACGACACCCCAAACTTCTCTTACCAGAAGAGTGTGGGAACTTGCTCCATACGGCAAGTTGGGAAAGAGTGCGAGAGCAACGGATTGCGTTTCTATCGGCACAAGATGGCGACCAGATGATAGAGGTTATGAATGAAACTCCATAAAAAATTGAAATCACCACTTAATTACCGAAATAATCCGTAAAGTTCTGAAATAATCCCATATTTACCGTAATTATGGGATTATTTTAGATTATTTTAGACTTTTACCGTAAAGACCCATTAAAAATTATATAATTTTTCCTATATATTTACCGTAATAATCCGATATAATCTGTAATAATCTAATATAATCCGATATTTACGGTAAATATAGGATTTATTCAGAACTTTACACGAATCTGGTAAAAAAGTCGGGCAGGTCGCCAAAGTTTCCATATCATCTCTCCGAGAGCAAATAATTCCTCTGGTATTATATTCTACCTTATAAGAAAAGATGTCCGTCCAACGCTTCGCAAAGGCTAATAGCGAGTCGCAACCGTTCCATATCTACTATGATATGAATGTGATAAATAACGATTCCAGTTTTCCCGCTAAGCCCGTGCGATTTCAGTATAAGGAAACCCGTTCCAACTACTTCTTGGGAAGCCCACAGGACTACTTTATGAGTATCGTGCGGTTTAATTTACAGACTCCGACACTCCCCGTGTTTATCCCGCAGATAGACCTGAACCCCAATACAAACTTCGGCGGAGTCTATCCGATTCAGTCTATGAGTGGTCTAACCAACACCGCTACTTTTGTCGTTAATTTCTATACGAACATCCCGCAAAAGGTTGGCTCGGTAATGAAACTGACCCTCTCTAACAATCTCACTACATCCGCATTTGACACCTCTAACACTTACGACAACTACTACCGTATTGTCGCCTCTACCACCTCCTCTTTTGGTGTCACCAGCACCTCTCTCCTTAACACGGGAGCAGTTCCAGGTGGTGTCCCGAACAACTACCCAGGTGGAACAACAACTGCATTCTCCACGATTGGTGGCTCTCAGCAACTCGGCTATGCGGTCATTCCAGCATCCAGTATGGTGTATAACACAGGCACGAAACAACTCACGCTTACCGTTGCGACAACAGTAAATCTCCCCTCTCTTGCCCCCCTCTTCTTTGCGGGTGACGAAATCTATATTAACAATTCTAAGCAATACAACGGCTCTTATACGGTGTTGTCGGTCGTCGGACTCGTCCTTGTATTGGACGCACCCTCTCTCTCTACCATTTTCAATCTCCAGCCATACGCTGGTGGTGGCTCTTTCACTTCGGACGGCGATTTCTACAATATCACCCCTTACACCCTCACCCTCTCCTTTACAAGCACAACCACCACCACCTACACCTCTGCGGTCACTTACATTCCCAACGACCTCACCACCTCTCCTCCCAGTTGGACGCCTTCTAACCCTCAGGCACTTACCTTAGAACAACTCACAAGCCCCTACTACTATGTTTTCAACTACGAGGTGTTTATCAATATGATTAACCAGACGCTCATCAACGCCTTTTGGGGTGTAAATGGTGCGAGGTATGCCTCTGTTGGTGGTGTGAAACCGTGGCTTAGTGCGAGTGGAACTACGGTTTCTACCTACCAGCCTCCCTCTATGTCCTTTAATGTAGATGCACTCACGGCGATTCTCACAGGCGATAATGCGATTTTCTCACAGACAACCCTTACCACCACCCCTTCTTTCATCTACTTCAACCAAGCCCTCTCTACGCTCTTCAATTCCTTCCCTTACGAATACCAGAATGTTCGCCCTGAATCACCCTTCTATTCGTATGTTGTTTTTAACACCAACGCAGGAGCGGGTCTGTATATCGTTTCTACCTATAGCGTTCTTGGTGTGATTACTCCCGCCTATACGGCGATTCAGGTCTATCAAGACCACCAAACAGCGTCGCTAATGAACCCCGTCCAGTCTATCGTTTTTACAAGCACGCTCCTCCCCGTCGTGATGGAAAATGTAGGCACTCCTTCCATTCTAAACGGCACTGCACCCAACAGTATCACGCTCGGCTCTACCGCCAACATCTTCCCAGTCGTCACCGACTTTATCGTGCCGTTTTCAGCGACCAATGGATATGTTCCAGATATTTCGTATGTTCCTAACGGAGAATACCGGCTTGTAGATTTGTATGGTGAGAGTCCTTGTAATCAGGTTGATATTCAGGTCTTCTGGAAAGACCAATACGGACTCCTTCACCCCTTCTTGCTCGGCTCGGGTTGCTCTGGCTCGTTAAAATTAATGTTCCGTCGCAAGGACTACAACAACGCAGACATCTGAGAGTAGGGTGAGTAGGGTGGAAAACACTCCTTTTTACACAACCCCGTCTATAGACTATCTTCACGAAGACCACTTTATGAAAATAGACCATTTCTCACCCTACTCACCCTACTATCTTTCCTTTCCTCCGACGCAAAGGTGAGTTTCGTTCTCCACTTTTTTCTCTCTGGGGAGTATAGAAACCAAATGTCGCAGGATTTCCAGAAAGTTCTCGTGAAAGATGACCGTCTGAATGTCACTGACGCCGTTCAGTATGCCGTCCATAAGGGCGGACAGAATGTCACCCCAGCCACCTTCCAGTCAATCTCTTCTACGCCGTCGTCTGTGACCTTTAATATTCAGGTGAATGGTTGCCTGTAAATGTCCCTACGCAAGTAGCGGGCAAGTCGTGCTGATACGGCGACACTTCCAAACTGCGGGGAAACCTTGCTAAGTTATGACTACTAAACTATATCTGAAAGGGTGTAGTGGCGACTGCTAATCACAGTCGGTATAGTAAAAAGGTCATAAATAAAGGCAATCCGCAACCAAGCCCCCTACGGGGGGAAGGCTCAACGACTAAATGGTAGTGGAGGTTAGGGTTCGCCCTTTCCTTTAAGATATAGTCTAAACCAACCCGAGAGGGTTTCTCCCAGTAGTATGGGAGATAGTGATGATTCTGGAAACAAATAGCCAGATGAACGAGGTATAATTGTCCCTCCGAACAGACGCTGATTGACCGTCGTGTCCTATGGCGTTCCACCTGTATTCTTAAGGCAACGGTGACCGGCACTGCACTGAATGCGGGTCAGATGCCTCTGAATGTCGCCGTCAGCGACGCTCTTTCCGCTTTTCCGCTCCACCAGTTGTCTTCGGTGATGACGGCTACTATCAACAACAACTCCGTTAATCTGGCGGAGAATAACATTCCAGTAATGGTTTGTTAGTCGTATCGGTGGATACGGCAAGACACCTCATTAGCAGGAAGTCCCTTAGAATCTCATATACTAAGCAGTTGTAGTAATACAACTGTGGCGTGGTTAATTGCCTACGGTATAGTTATAATTATGAGAATTGGGTAATCTGCGGGTAAAGAGTCCTATCACCGAAAGGTGAGGATTCTCCCTCAACGACTGAGCCTTTTTACCTTCCACGGGGTAATCAAAGGAAACGGGTGTCGGTGGTGCTTCGGCACTGCTTAAGGTATAGTCTGACCTTACCACGAAAGTGTAAGATTAACAAGATACGCAGTATCAATATTCGTGATGTCCTCCCAGCCCTCCTCCGCTTCAACGACCGCCGAGAACTCCAGCGTTATAACGGCTACACTACGGTTGCTCCCGATTTGCTTGCGGACTACAAGGCTGGTGTTGGCTCTAACCTTAACTCCCTTGGTTCGTGGGGCAACGCCTCCGACAATGACCTCTATCAGCGTGGTGCATTCGTAATTGACGGCATTTCCACTTCGTTGGTGAATGGTGCTCTCTCCAACCCTCTGGTTGCCCCCGTTCCATTCGTCGGAAACGGCGACACGCAGGACATCTACATTCAATTCACCTCCACTGAGCCTCTGCTCTTGTCGCCCTTCATCTTTGCTGACCCAAAGAGCAACAACCAGGCTTTCTACGGAGTCCAAAATATGAACTTTGTGTTTAATATCGGTGACTGCTCTCGTGTGTGGCGAACAGCCAACTACACCAACGCCCAGACCGCCAGTCCGCTCGGCTCTACCTTCATCTCGTCTATGGTCGTCCAGTCGTTCTCCGCCACCCAGTTGTTGTTTAACTTTTTAACCCCACACCCAAGTGATTTGATGCCCGCCCGCAACTGTGTCCCCTTCTACGAACTCCCAAGATTTATTTCTGCTCCACAAGTGCCGTTTCTTGGCTTCGTCCCATCTCTCACTTCGGGCATTCAGCAGGGAGCACAAACTCTACAGACTTCGTCCCTCCAACTCAACTCCATTCCAGACAAACTAATCATCCAGGTTCGCAATCCCCTTGGCTCAACAGCGTGGGGTCAGCCAGACGCCTTCCTCACGATTCGTGGCGTTTCTATCAACTTCAACAACCAGTCGGGTATTCTCTCAAGTGCTACTCAGCAGGACTTGTATCGCTACTCGGTGGAGAACGGTTCAAACCAGTCGTTCCAGGAGTTCAGTGGTTTCGCCACTCTACCCGACCCGGTCACTGGTTGCGGTCGCAAGATTGCAACCTCGGGTTCGCTCCTCATTCTGGAGTTCGGCAAAGACATTCAACTAACAGAAGACTACTACGCCAGCGGTTCTCTCGGAAACTTCAACCTCCAGATTCAACTACAGGTGGCGAATCAGTTTCCTTATGCTATTACACCAGAAATTGTATTAATTTGTTTGAACTCTGGTCTGTTCGTGAATGAGCGTGGAACAAGTTCCACGTATACTGGAATTCTTACCAAACAGGATGTGTTGGAGGCTTCGGCACAAGAGCCTATGTATCAGTCGTCGGTCAAGCGAATGGTCGGCGGTGGCTTCTTGGACTCGCTCAAGTCGGTGGCGGGCAAGGTTCTCCCTCACCTTCTCAAGCACGGCAAGGAGGAACTCGGCAAGTCAGGTCACCCGGTTGCAAAGAT